CCCCTCCTTCTTTTTCGAACTTCTTACGGGCGATCTGTCCCAGACGTTTACGCTCGGCCAGTTCCGCCGCCTTGCGCTGCGCTCGTCGCTCCGCAGCCGTTGGTTGCCTACGCGCGGCCAGTGCCTCTGGAGATAAAGCTGGGTTGGTAATGTTGCCATCCTTATCTTTGTAGCCATATTCGGTTTTACTAATAGACGGAGCCTTGGCTGTTGCAGTCGTAGCGTAATAATCTGGATCTTTCGTCTTATAGCCGAGGCCCATTGAGACATCGTCTGTAAACTTTTTTAAAGGACTTTTATAAGTTGTATAATTCCCAGAAGGCGAATCTTTTGACGCCATAGCCCCATAAAAACTTTTGGCATACTTCTCCTTTTGTTTTTCTTTTGGAGATTTAAATATGCTACTTAACAACATTACTGCCATTATGAACTACCGCCACCACCGAGTGTTTTAGATTTAGGCGGAGATCCTGGGCCTTCCATTCGAGCCGGGGAGAATAGCAATCTCAAACCGCCAGTACGCATCAAGCGTCTACGGCGTTGCGTACCTCGCATTTGCTTTTTCTCTTGAGCTTCCGCCCGTTGCTCTTGTCTTTGCTGTGCCTCGGAAACCTCTGGTTCTGCACTCGGTGCTGGAACCTGTTGAACAACTGTTCTTGTGCTACCAAATCCGCCCATCTATTCAAACCTTGCCATTGCGTAATAGTCGGCCCCCTCTGGACCAAACTTTCTTAATTTGCACTCTACCTCAAAATGTAGTGCTTTGGCAAACCTTAACGCTACCATATGTTGATCTTTTACGAATATCTGCATCCTAGAGATATCATAGTCCTCGAAAGCCTGGGCAAGTGTAGCCCTAGCGCCGACCAAAGTTGTCCTGGCGTGGTTATCCAATCCTTCCCCTGGAATAAACCAGCATTCAACCATGTGCGGCCAGATCTGCCGAAGCCCATAGCAAGCCACGACTTTGCCTCGACCGATTGCAGTCCAGGACCAACCGTGTTCTGAAATGTCGTAAATGTAATCCCGGTATCCAGGAATAACGCGCTCATACTCTTGTTCGTGCGGCCCGAGCTTAATCATAAACAGATGTTCGTATTGCAGCGGCACGATCTGTTCATCGGGGCGCATTCGGAATGTTGGGAGCTGTATCAGTGACATCAGAAGATATTAAAGTCTGTATTTGCAGTCATGGCCGGAGCCTGGGCAAATCCGCTGCCATAAGTTCCCCGGCGCAATCGACGTTGTTCCCCGCCGCCCAGCATCAGATACCCAAACGCATCCCCGCAGTGTGAATGTTCGTTCTTAACTGGCGCGTCCTTGAACCGTTCTTGCCCGGCGCCGAGCGATTGACGTTTGAAGAAATAGCCGCCGCTCAGAGATTTGCGCAGACGAATACACTTTTTATCAACCATCAGCCCAGGTTTAGAGTTTACCAGGCGTGACATCGGCCCCGCCCCGGCTTCCCGGCGCACCTGAAAGGCGTTACTTTCTGTCGGCTGGGCTTTGAATCCGATCGATCGAAGATGATCGAAGGCCGTGACTTCATAGATCTCATCGCGTTTGTTCCCCGCAGGGTCGCCCCAGATCATAATTTCATGCTTAGAATATCGCTCCGCGATCCTACCTAGAAGCTCTTGTCCAAATCTTTCCAGACCCATATCGAACGTCACCAGCTCATCGATGATCCGCCAAGATCCCGCCGTAGTTCTCTGCCCAAAGATCGCAGCCGGGGTTAAACCAAAGTCAACACCGATCTGTATCGGATAATATGGATCTACCTCGACATCCCCGGACATAAGTTCATCATCATACTCTGGCCATACGGGACGCCCCTCCTGGACAAATGTGTACATGCCTTGCGCATAACACCTGATCCAATCGGCATTCTTACCACCGAGACGCTGTTGATAGTATCCAGGCGGCAGATTGTTGCTGTTCTCCGCGTTGGGATTAACTTGCCACCATTTACCACCAGAGAATACAAATCCTTGCGCATCAGGGTTTTCCTTTGGGATATCTTCTTTCTTGGGAAGTATGACACCGCCAGGCTGTCGAAAGAACGACCAGGCAAACTTACCGCCAATCGGGTTCTTTTCTGCAAGCTCATGCCACCAGTGATCGCTATCTGGCGGGTTGGTATCCATCCAGATCCCGTACCATGTAGGACCGCCATCGGATTTTGTAGGATATCGCCCGACCCGGTGCGTCAATCCGTCAATTACTGCCTTGGGAAGCTCTCGAGCCTCGTTCACCCAGGCACCCGTAAGTTCTAGGGACAACAGCTTCCGCACATCTTGCGGCGAAGAAAGCGCCATGAAGATAACTTCACAATCGATCCCAGGGATATCACCCCTGGTCGGAATACGAATGTGGTGCGAAATCGGTGGCTGCCAGCGCATCGAACCCCAGGTATCTTCCGGAAATAGCTCTTGCCAGGTCTTAATGGTGGTCGTGCGCAGCTCGGGATAAGTATTACGAACGATAACGAAACGGGAATAACGTATTCCATCGCGTGGGCTAGGTTGTTGCCTCACTGCCCTAAGCATTATCTCGGCTGCACAGCCATAAGATTTACCCGAACCAACCGGACCCATCAACCCCCTAACGAAGCTATCGTCATGTAAAAACTTCCAAACAGTCGGGCTGTTCTCAAAGTTTAAATCAAGACTAGGTATCTCGGTCATGGCTTGCTCCAAACCTCAAATGTTGTTGATATGCTGTGCGGCTGCGTCCAAATGGCAGCGGCTAATGCTCGATCTGGCGATCCACCTTTATTAAGAAAATCCTCACGCCATGACATATTGATAAATTTGCTTGGTCTATGCTTGTTAAACTGCTTCAAACCTGTTTTGCTTGCCCATATTCTTTCAGGAACAATGAGCGCCATTCGTCGAACGCCAATGCTAAAAGCATGATTAATAAAGCGCCTGATTTCTTTAAACGGTGGATTAGTAACAATGACGGGCGCGGCTGCCCAAGTATATTCGAAGAAATCCTGTCCCGTTGCTATATCTCCCGCGATTACGGTTTTACCCTTGTCTCTCATCATTTTAACTAGACGCCCATCACCCGCGCACGGCTCCCACACAACTTCGCCTAAATTGTCGGCTTCTGTAATTAGACGATCCGCCATTGAAAACGGAGTCGGATAAAAATCATTCTCTATCCTCATCTACCACCTCGGCATACTCTGTGGTTGCCGGACCCTTCATGTTAATCCCAACAATCGAGGGCTTATCGCTTTCCTTCTCTGGACTATCCAAGAACCCAGCGGCCTTAGCCAACACCCTCAATACCGCAACCTTATCATGTAACTCTATCGCAACCCGGCCATCCGGCATCGGCGTGATCTTCTTGATCGCCCTCAACGCATAGTCCGGGATATCTTCCTGTTTCTTCATCGTACCATCAAGATTTATTATCTCAGTGATCGATGTGGTCCCAAGAGCTATTAGCTCCTGGGCAACGGCTTCCTTGTGGTTCTCTAATGTCTCACTCGTCTTTAATCGACGTTGCGCAACACGGATACCACCAAAGCGGCCAATAGGGGTTTGTCTTGTTCTAGCCATTATCCGGTACAATCTCCATGGTCAGCTTGGCATAATGCACCCTCTGTGTCAAAAATCCAATCTCCTTGGTTCTCGACCATGTACTTCAATTCTCGTCTAGAATACTCAAACCGAAATCTACCCGGCCCCAAGGTCCAATCAGAAACAAGATCCTCCATATTCTGCCACCAAATGTGACGATCAGGATACTCTCTAGCCAAATGCGCCAACGTCGATTCACTTTTCAAAAAACAACCATCGCAATTTCCAAGCCAGCAAGATCCGTTCACGTTAGGCAATCGAAGATCAAAGGGCTGCGCGTCCCAAAAATCAGAAACATCACGCTTTGTAACGCCAGCATCGGCTAACGGATGCCAAGTTACCCAGCGATCCTTATCAGGTTTACCAAGACGCTGCGCCTCATCAGCACGAATGCCCACTGTATTTGTCCAGCGATCCCACCCAATAGACCTTAAATACCGCTTAGAAGTTAAAACTTTTAACTCTTGGGTGCAAAATCGAATGCGAATATTCGGCAAATGCTTTTTCTGCCAAATCAAAGCCTCAAAAGGCTCCCCATTCCGGGCCGCAGAATTGTGACTCACAATCTGAAATTTAGGCTTCTCTCTAATCCACTCAAGCCAAACAATAGGAATACCCCACCGATCCGAACACTC